AGATGACAATGAGTGACCTGGTGGACGGTCAGGACATAGTAGACGAGGAAGAGATTGGAATGACCACGGTAGACCTTACAGCTAGTGAGGTTGGAGCCAAGGTTATCCTGACTGACAAACTCGTCAGGCAGTCTGCCCCTAATGTGATGTCTATCATTGGAAGACAGCTTGGTGAAGGAATGGCACGAAAGAAAGATACAGATGTTATTGCCCTGTATTCCGCTCTTAACGGAGGTTCAGACCTCAGTGCGGATGGTAGGTTGATGACTCCTGCTAACGTTCATGCAATCATTTCTCAGGCTAAAGCCAACAAGTATGGTTCTCAGATTTATATACTCCACCACCCAAATGCTGTAGCTCAACTTTCTAAAGGTGCTGCCACGGTAGCAACTGGAAATGCTGGTGCTATCGCAGCAGGTATGGGAGAAATTACTGGTGGCTGGTCTGCTGACTTGCTAGGTAACTTCTATAGTGGACTGCGACCAATCAATAATGTCGCTATATTTGAAGATGGAAACATTGACAAAGTATCTGGCGTAGATTCTGGTGTCGGAGTTATAGCTGATAAAACAGCTATGGCTGCTTTGACCAGTGTCGATACCAGAACAGAGCGACAGAGAGATGCTTCTCTCAGGGCCACTGAAGTTGTAATGACGGCTGACTACGGTGTATTTGAACTTGATGATACCCGTGGGGCTCCTATCACATTTGAAATGGGTGACATTGCTACTTCCTAGTAGGAGTTATATATGGTAGGGATAACTGAACGAAATAAGCAGAAGTTAGAGTTAGCCAACAGTGGCTTCTCTCTCAGGTACATAGATGAGTGGCAGCCTAAGACAACTTTGTACAGGCATAAGGCTAGTTATAATATTCAGGGTGAACTCGTTAGAGATGTTGGTACTGCTATAGCAGGAGTACCGGGTAATCCCGACTATGTACTTAGAAAGGCTAGAATCGGTTTATTCCCTTGGAAGCCTAATGAATCCTGTGAATGCAAGTGGTGTCAGGAAACTGACTGGGAAGAGAAAGAACCAGAGATGGTTCAAGGTTTCTGTGATGTATGTGGG